CGAATCTTGTAAAGAAATAATCAATAAAATAACTACACCAATATATCCTGCTATACCCACTCCTAAATATATTAATCCTTCATCATTTGCATATTGTTTAAGCGCAACATCGCCTATAATTTCAGTAAAAGAAAGTGCTAGAATTTGTGGTAAACTCATAATTATATATAATATATAATAAATAGTATACTATTTAGAGACAATATTCTCTCAAAAAATACAATATATAACTATATTTTATAATTATATATCAGAAAAGGAAATGTTTGAGAGACTACTATCAGTATTTACTTCCAATAGTAGAAATAATCGGATATTTCAGATACTATTATTATTAGCGATTATTTTAACCATTATTATACTATACAAACGTAGATATTCGCCTAGTGGTAAAGAAGGATTCTCTCAACAAGACAGATATATTTTAAAAGAAAATACGGATTCCTATGACGAGTTTTATTCCCAAATATATGATAAACTAATGCTTCCTATACAAAAATCCGAATATATGATGGGGAAAATTATCTCTATGACCCAACCGAATAAAGAATATAGCGCGTTTTTAGATGTGGGATCAGGAACAGGTTCTTTAGTAGGTGCTTTACGTGCAAATGGATATAAAGCATATGGTATTGATAAATCGCAAGCAATGGTAGATCAATCGAAACAGCGTATTCCAAGTGCTCCAATCAAATGTGGGGATGTATTAGATAGTATTACATATGATCGTGGATCGTTTACGCATATAATTTGTTCAGGAAAGACGATCTATGAACTAACCGATAAATCACAATTTTTTAAAAACGCCTATTTTTGGTTACAAGGAAATGGATATTTAATCGTTGAAGTCATCGATAAAGACACATTTGATACAGTTATTCCTGGTGGAAATCCTGGATTTTTAGATGGAGAAGTAAATAAATATTCCGAAACACGAATTACAGATACATTGATTGATTTTCTCGATTTCACATATCATTCGACATTTCGATTTAATGGTAATACGGTTATTCATAAAGAAACATTTACGGATACAGCTACAAAGAATATTCGAGAGAATGAGCGTGTTTTAGAAATCGAAAATCCAAATGATATTCTAAAAATGGCGACCAATACTGGATTTATTATAAAGGGTAAAGTATCTATGGATTCACCAGGTGAATATCTCTATATTTTCGAGAGATTGAACTAGGCGTTTTATAAAATACAATATAAAATTGATTGTTTTATAATTTGAATTTAAAAACAATATAAAATGGGTCTTTGTATTTCAACAATATTTAATAGGTATAATGAATCTGTATTGGATAAAGATATTTTAGATGCAGAATATAAAAGCACTGAACCATTCATTATTCCTGTCACTAGAGGTAAAGTCATCAAAGTATATGATGGAGATACTATTACTATCGCAGCGAAGCTGCCTTATAAGAAATCGCCTGTCTATAAATTTCAAGTTCGACTACTAGGCATCGATACACCCGAAATAAAAGGACACTGTGAAAAAGAAAAGGAGATCGCGATAGTCGCTCGCGATGCACTTCACGATAAAATAATGGGTAAAATAGTGGAGCTAAAGAACGTAGGTAATGAAAAATATGGGCGAATTCTAGCGGATATTTATTTAGATACATTGCATATAAATAAATGGCTACTGGATGCAAAATATGCAGTACCGTATAATGGAGGTACGAAAAGTGAATTTAATAAACAGTTTAACCTTTCAATTGCCGATTTATCGGTTATAAAATAAGAGTTACCAAATCACATACAAAGATGCCGACCCTTAAAGGTCGGTGTTTGAAATGTGAAATAGTGTAAAATATATCGGTGAAGATTTCATGTTATAGTAAATGGGTCATTTATAAATATTCAATTTTTTATAGGCATAGTAACTGTAGTATCGGGTATATCAGGAGTTTCAGGATTAGTAACGTTAGGACAATCTGGACCTTCACTACCATCAGGACATTTTTTGTTTTCAACGCCTTCTATATTTTTTTGAATTAAATCAACATATAACATTCCAACCACTATAACTGCTAAAAATAGACTTCCTAAAAATAGAATCGTTTTACGGTTTTCCATATATATTCTATAATAGATATTTATTATTTATCTAAATAAAGGGGGAAAGAGTAAATAGTTAGATCATTATTTTATCCACTATCATTACATAGTATGTTTACAAACCTATATTTATACAAGTGAAGAATTAAAATATACTGCGAAGCGCCATTTTAATTCTTCAAGGGTTTACATTCTACAGATCCAAAAATATCTTTAGAACGAATGACTCGAGAGAATTTTAGATTATTAGTATTATCGATTCTATTTCATACCATCGTATATTCCAGTTTCCTAAATATGGTTTCTTTTATATTTTTCGGGAAAATATTGTCTACTATCGTTACTATTCAATTGATAATCGCATTATTAATGATACTGTCTTTCTGGTATTTTGATAGATATTATCATGTAAAAAATATTTATACAGCATATGGACAATATGGAAAAAGCGAGATCGATAAATTCTTTATTTCGTGGTTTTTTGTTGGGTAGAATTGAATAATAATTATATTATTTTAAAATATAATGACAACTATTATTTTGACGACAACCGTGAATATTCATGAAAATATTCATATTATCTATCAACGAGATTCTAAAACTAGAGTAGAAACATATATAAAATCCATTTTAAAATGGTTAAATAATACTCAAATGAATATTGTTTTAGTTGAGAATAGCGGATATAATTTTCGCGAATTAGATAAAGAAAAGGAAAAATTCAAAGATAGATTTGAAGTGATTGTGTTCAATGATTCAAAATTATCTGAAACAGAATTTATACGATACGCAAATTCAAAAGGAAGACACGAAATTTTCGCTATAAATTATGCTTTTAATCATTCAAAATTATTAAAAACATCAAATTTTATAATTAAAATAACGGGTCGTTTTTTTATTCCAGAATTCGAAGAATATTTGAAAAACTACGATTTAGATAACTATGATTGTTTAGTTCAAAATGATAGAGATCGGTGTGAAGTCGTTGGAAGTCATTATAAAAATTTTTTGGATATTTTTAACATATACATAGATAAAGACCATATTGAACATGTATGGAAGATGAGAACATCTTCTTATACGAATATTCTAATATGTAAAATATTTACTATTGATGAAACACAACGAGGATCATTCGATGAACGGTATATAACAATATAGGATATAGGATATAGGAAATAAATATAATAATATATTTATTATTATTTTTACTCGTTTTTTTATAAAGCCCAATTTCTCTTGGTTATTCAACCGATGATTCTCTCTTTTTTCCAAAACATATTCTATTATTTATCTCGGTTATCTACGAATCTATATACATACGTATATCGTATATTTCGGTGGATACCTACTTTATTCGAAGGGGTCCATTATAATTTCGACCATTTACCCCTTCATCTATTGATTCTTTCGATTATTCTTACTATATCTATTTTCGCATATATCAAACTGAAATACCCTTTTTGGAATACCCAGCCAGTATACCATACCTATGATTTTTGGCGTTCATGGTATTCAGAACCCTTTCTGATTCAATCTGGTTATCCAGTGAAAACGCGGTTTTATAATTCTAAAAAAATCAAAACAAGTCATTATTTAGATCTCTCAGAAATCCAAAAGAAACAAGTCGTCGATCTCATACAGAGTTATTCCATACCCGATGAATCTGCAATACATATGTTCCATTTAGGAAATTTAGATACCTATATGACAGGCCAAACATATTCTTCTTATATCTCTCTCTATTTTGAAGAAGTATGTATACCCTTACCACGTAGTCTAACAATGGACCCATTAATAACAGACCAAACTACAATAGATATAGTTCAAAAACCGGTAGGTTGTATTACTTCTAGGGCAGTCGATTTGTTTTTTAATAGTAATAATAAAACCACGGCATATTTTTTAGATTTCATTACTGTAAATCGAGAGAAAAGTGAATTGAATATAAATATATCGAGAGAATTAATACACACTCATGAATATAATCAGCGGAAGAAAGACATGAATACATATATGATTCAAAAGAATAAACCGCCCATACAAATATCATTATTTAAGAAAGAAACAAGTCTGAGTGAGGGAATCGTACCTCTGGTATCGTATATAAGTACAATAGTATATATTCGTAATGAACGTATAAGAAAACTACCGCCCCACTTTATATTAGTTCCAATTCATCGCCGAAATATCCAAATTCTCATAGATTTCTTAGAGATTTCCAAAACACAATTCCAATGTTTTGGAATAGCCGAAACACAGAATCTCTCGTCCATTATTCATGGGGGTATCTTAAAAGTATTCGTTATACAAAAAGGTAAGGAAGTATATTCGGCCTACTTTTTCCGCGATTCTAGAACACAATTCGATGGAGGAACAGAAGGCGCACTTTTAATTCTATGTGGATCTATCCGAAACACGAAATCTGGCGATCTTTTTTATATGGGATTTTTACACAGTTTACGGAATATTTTGAGAGAAACAACGATTTTTAAAATATTATTAATAGAAGGAATCTCTCAAAATCGCGAAATTCGGGAGAGATATATTGGAGAATCTGGAAATATAATCGGTGAAAATCCATCGGCCTATTATCTTTATAATTATGTTTGTCCAAAACAATCCTTTTCACCAGAATCTTGTTTTATGGTATTTTAGATAAAACAACATAAATAGTTCGAATTTATGTTATTTAAAATGAGTAAACCGGAAGTTAATAAAACACTAGAAACCCCGGAGAATAGAGGAAATCCGCCCATTCCTACGTCTGTATTACTAACAGAAGTATATGGTGAATTAGGGCAAAATATTGGATGGAGTCTTGAGAGAACAAAATTTCATACTGATTTAGCGATGGTAGGCGATGCCTCGGATAATTCAGTTATTATTGATTATATGAGTGAATTAGAAATTCTTATTAAAAATAATCCATCGTCGTTATTAACAGATTTACATGATCGTAGATCCGTAGTTCAACAAGAGTTTAATCAATTACGTGCACTTCTATTAAGGGTATTACGTCAGAAAACCAATCTATATTATATTGATGGTGCTGTAACTAAAGACTTGGATAAGTCGATGTTACATACAGGAATTGTATATTTCCTAGAAGAGAATAAAGTATGTGATTCTGAATCGGTGAATATCTTAAACACATTGATTTTAGGACATCCGCCCGTAAAGAACATATGTAAACATGTATTAATAAGTTATGCGAAATTAATAATGGTAACCGATGTCTTAGTGAAATGTTTAATTATGGCGAAAATGACGGGACAAGTACCAGAAGAATAATAGACAAGATGAATTGTCAATTCTATCGCTGAATTAGTAAATATCTTTCTTCGGATAAATAGGTTCCAAAAATAATATCAAAAATAGGTATTCCTAACGCATAGTTATATTTTTTAGTATCCGTATGAATTTTTGAGAAACTATAGGTATTGGATAAAAAACCAATAAAAATATATAAAAAATAAATGAGAATAAAATCGGAATATTTTATAGGGACAATCAATAATGGATAATAAATATATATAGATTGTGCTATTATATCCGATTTATTACGTAATAAATAATAGTAGGATGTCCCTGAAAAATCATGCGAATGAAGATACGAAAAATATCTAGTATGAACGATGCGATGATATCCATAGGCTAGGAATTCCACAATAAAAATATAATAAACTATAGTATATAATCGGAATAAATACGAATTCTCCGCCGCCAAATTATCTTTGCATATATCCGTATGTAATTTTTGTTTTGGAATAGACATTGTTGAACAATTATATGGATAATGTTCAGTTGAAAAAGATGTGAAAAAGGAGAGAAAACAAATATGTGAAAAAACAATAAAGGATAAATTATATAAAAATCTCGTAAATAATTTGTTTTCTATGTTACGAATAATTATAAATAGAATAAATGGATAAACATGTAAGTGTATAATATCATATAAATATTTGAATAAAATATTTATTTCCATAATTATTTCGCTTTCATCGACTTCAAAAACATGAAACTGCTCTGTAAAATTATAATATTCATGTGTAGTCATAGTCATGATTAATAATATAAAAAAATTTTTATATTATTTATATGCAGTTATTTACTAGATACACAATTGAATTATCGAGTATATCTACCACCACGGCTAAAAGAATCGCAAATATAAATCATAAACACGCCTAAAAAGGTATATAGAATAAATTCTTCAGTAATATTTGCAGTTCGTTCTGATTCTTGTGCTTCTAAAAGATGTATCATATAGTTAATTTTCTCTGAGATACGAACATCATACGAAGGTACAGAAGAATTATTTCCTGAAATCGTATTTGAATAATAGGGTTGTAAAGGCCTCGTCTGATTTTCATAGACTGTTTGATAGCTATTTAATTCATCTAAAGGTTTTGTATTTATAAATGGATTTGATAGTGGTTTAGGAATTTTTATAGAACTATCATCTCGTCTCTCTGGAACAGAAGGGGGCTGAATATCTTTTCTAATATTTGTTTCAGGCATAGGAGGTGGTTTAAAATCGGACAAATTATTTCCATCATTATCAGGAGTTACATTTGACATCTGGTTGATGATTTCGTTTACACGATTCGTTCGAGAATCATTCATATAATTTGTATCATCGATATTGGCCATTGATTCGATTGTTTCTGAAACATCCGCTTGAGAAATCGTATCACCTGCATAGGGACGTATTTTCGCTGTTTTTCGCATCGTCGGTATTCTTTTTCGAGTACCCGTATCATTTATATCATTATTCCATGGAGATGCAGATGCAATTAATGAAGACATCTTTTTCTAAAGTATTTATTTACTTAGAAATTCCATAGATTTTATTTATTATAAATAGACCGCCGCAATATTTTTACGATATGATAAAATCTCTCGGTAGTAAAAATCTCTCAAAGATTATTATATAATTTATATTTTAGATGAAAATAAAACAGATAGTATTAAATTTTATACCAATAATTCTATTATTTACATTACTCTCTTATACCGAAAAATTTATACATTTTAGTAGTACTGTTTTAGGAAAATTATTTGCAGTATTCATAGTGTTATTTTATACATCTATTAATATTTTACATGGGGTATTAGCTACTGCATTCATCATTTTATATTATCAATCGGATATTGTAGAATCCATGATAAATAGGTATGAATATTCTGATATAAATACACCGAATAGACTAAATTCAATAGAAAAAAATATGGAAGATATAAAAACGCCCACACTATTAGCAACCAATAATTCGATGTCTTATTTAAGTCAATATGAGAGACAAATACCTATTTTAAAAATATCCGAAGATAAAAAAGAATCATTTAGAAGAGAACATTGTAAAAAAGGGCATTTAACTGTAAAAAATCAAAACATACCGATTGATATGACAAAACATATTTATCCAGAAGTTAGTTATGTAAGTGATAAATGTAATATTTGTGATTCTACATGCGATTTTAATGTTTCAGATACCATTATTTCTACAGGAGTAAAGGAAGGATTCGCATCAGTATCATGTAGACATTAACTCTGTAGTCAATATGCAAACTATTCTTTCTAAAATATTATATTTTGGAAAAATCTTATCACTAAGTAATATAGAAGTTATAAATAAAAATGAATATTGTAGGAGGAGCACCGATTCATAAAACAAAACCAGTTACCTTTAAAAAAATAAAATCTATATCGGATTTTTTTCAAAGAGTAGCAATGCTTATGCATAATCATATTATGGAAATAAATCACAGTAAAATATTTGCAGGTTTAATGATTATTGTATTAAACATTGCGTCGAAATATGTAAATTTAAAATTAAGTAAAACCGTAGAATCATATCTAAAACATACATTTAGTCGTGATATATTAGTATTTGCAATATCTTGGATGGGTACACGTGATATATATATTGCTACTGTAATCACAATTTTATTTATTATTTGTATTGATTTTATATTTAACGAAGATAGCTCATATTGTTGCTTACCTGAATCCTTTACAGACTATCATATTTCACTTTTAGACGCATCAAAAAATCATTTAACGGCGGAAGAAATAAGAAGTGCTGAAGCTGTTTTAGAAAAAGCAAAGGCTTATCACCAACAATTAGAAAGTAAAAACGTAGATTCTGTATAAATTCTATCTAAAATATACAAAATATATTGATAATATATCTCAATATATATTAACTTTGTTATATGTCAATTAATCAACCAATACAAAATAATAGTACGAATAGTACTAGTAATTCTTTAATACAAGGATCTAGTGGTCAAGATCCAATTTTAAAAGAAATCACATTAAGAATGATGATGGATATTAATGTACCAGGAAAAAAAGAGCCGGTTGAATTTAATCTATCAACATTTCATTCTGATACAGTAAAAAAAATGGGTTATAATAATCTCCCCTATTTTACTTCCGAAATTGAATATCCGACGGCTGTATTGAAAGCACTACCCTATCAAGCGCAAGTCGATTTTTTCTTTAGAAAGGCGGACTTCTTATCTATTTTAAGGGATACGACTGAATATAAAGAACAATATAAAAAGCTAAAAGAGAAGAGTAAAATACAGAGTGAACGATATAAAAAATGTGTTGCCGAAAAGAAGAAAAATAAAGCATTCAAGTGTGATCTAACAGATGATATTGGCTTAGATGAAGCGCAAAAAAAAGAAAAAAGGAAAAAGGAACTGGAAGAAACCAAAACTCGTATGATCAAAAAGAACTCGATTGCTAGAGCGAATATTATGTTAACATTAACTATATTATTCCCTATAAAATATTATAATACAACATTTAATACATACGACGAATTATTTTTAAATACAATTTCTTCTTCTTTTTCTTTATCCACAATTATGCCTCTTTTATTAAATATACTAGTTGGAATAAAAGATACTAGTGAAAAATATTCGTATTTAAATATAAATGGAATAAATACGATAACACAAATCATATGGTTAAATGATATTTATAATCACCCAGATTATAAAAAATTAGCAGAAAAATACAATACTTATATTGAATGGAGTATTGGTGAATCTATTAAAAAACATGAAAAACTAGATAAAGAATATGATTTTTTTAAAAGTAAATTTAAAAATACATTATCAGCAATTTCCGAAACATCCATAAAAATAACAACTAGTCGTTATTATTCGAGAAGTGAAGAATATAGTAAATATATAGAGTCATTAAAAAAAATGGCGACGTCATTATCAAGTTCATTTAATTATAATTACGCAAAAGAATTTTTAAGATTATATGCATTACTTGAAAGGAATTCGTCAGAAACCATTCGTGAATTACTACGTGAATTAAATGATAAAAAAAACAGAAATAATCAAATTAATGTAAATATTGGTGAATTAAATAAGAAATTAACCGAATTAATAACCCTTTATGAAATAAAAGAATTTTTAGATGACCCCAATATAGAATTCCAAGATGTATCAAATTATGGCGATTTACAAAAAATGGAATATACTGAAAAAATGAACCGAATAAAGCGACTACCAGAATATATAAAAATAAAAGAATTTACGGATATAATAAAACAGATTAAACTGTTATCCTCTTCAAATATATTTTTACAAAAACAATTTGATGACTATATTCGTGGTAAGGAAAATGATATTAATGAATTAATGATTCCTGAAACAGCTATGAATGATGATAAATTACTTACATTAATTGATACTGGATTTTCAATACAGAGTGGTAGTGCTGTTATTCAATTAAGAGTTGATGTAATCGGTGGAAAAGTGTATGATAAAAATAAATCGAAAGTTGCATGTATTTTTAATGGTGAAAAATTAGGTACAGAACTGGAAGAATTATTAAAACCAAATAGAAAACCATGGTTATTAGATAAATTTCGGTTTTATTTTGATATGAAAACTGAGACTGCATCTGTTATTGATGATAAAAAACAAACAGTGAAAACAACAAAAACCGCGCGTATGACAGAAGATAGAAAATCTATACCAGTAAATGAACCCCGAATGCCTTTTAAAAAGACGGGGACTTTTAGAAAACAGGGTGGTAAAAAAAGAAGTACAATACGATTATACTGAAAAATAATGGATGAAAAAATACGATTTTATAAAATCATATTTTATATAAGCCTCAACTGGGAATCGAACCCAGGATCGCCAGTTTACAAGACTGGTGCTATACCACTAAGCCATTGAGGCAATAACAAAAAATAATATTTTGTTTTTATTTTTTTACTACTGTTATGAATATCTATCGCTTACAAATGTTACTATCGCTTACAAATGTTACTATCGCTTACAACTGTTACTATCGCTTACAAATGTTACTATCGCTTACAAATGTTACTATCGCTTACAAATGTTACTGTTACTATCGTTTATTAAATACTGGTTTTCCATTCTTATATACCCCTGCCTCGATACTAATATCACCATCTGCATCGGCTTCATAAATAATACTGTTTATTTCATTTGTAACATAATAGGTTTTTCCTTTTATTTGGATTTCATATACTTCCTCTTCTTCTACAGCGTCTTCTTGTACTTCTACTTCTTCTTCCTCTTCTTCTACAGCGTCTTCTTCTACTTCTACTTCTTCTTCCTCTTCTTCTACAGTCGCTTCTTCTTCCTCTTCTTCCTCTTCTACTTCATCTTCTACAGTCTCTTCTACTTCTACTTCTTCATCTGCAGCGTCTTCTTCTTGTTCATCATGTTCTTCTTCAACTTCATCTTCTTGTTCATCATCATCTACAGAGGCATTCTCATCATTGATATCTGTATTTAATTCATTCTCTACTGTAAGACTCCATTGTTTTCCATTAAGTGTAATCGGCATATCCTCTACAACTATAGTAGTCTTTATTTTTTTCTCTACTGGAGAAGAGAATAACTCGCAATCATCGTCAATTGTATAGACAATATTCTCTTTTTCAGGTGTTTCTAAAATTTCTACACTGTCAGATTCCGAATTCGAATCAATTGAATTTCCTAAAGCAAAATTCTTACATAATGAAACAATTGTTTTTTGTAACCTTTTATTTTCTTTTTCTAATTCCTTATTTTTTTTTAATACTACAATAAAAAGGGGTATTTTTTCTAAACTTTTAAACGAATCTTTTAAAAGAGCCTTTCTCTCCATTTTATTAACAGTTCGCATAAATTCATTCAGTAAACTAGCCATTCTTTTATCAAATATAATACTTTATGAATTATATAAAATCCAATTCTTTATTTCAATTTTATCTATTGATTTATTGAAACGCGAATCCAATCAGATGGATACATATCTTTTACAAATTCATTATGATTTTTACCATTCAGTATTTTTGGTCCAAACCAACGATCAGGATAACATACGATTTTAGATATATCTGTATTTAAATATGCCCCCCACCAACTAAATGAACTGTTAGCAATTATATGATAATCACATAAACTCATTAATAACATTTGTTTCCAATCTGGAATAGTATCATCTACTTTAATAAAAACAGTATCCTCGAAAAGCATTTGTAAATAACCGATTATTTCTAAAACAGAATCATTATCTTCTGTCTCGCAGAAATAGAGCACTTTAATAGTAATATTATTACTAAAATTATTTTGTTGGGTTTCTTTAATATATTTCAAAGAATTATAATAATATTCTTTGGGTAAAATCGGATGACAATCTGGGTGTAATTTATAATCACCTAATCTAAAATGCATACTAATTTGTGCTTCACCATTAAAATAATGGGAATATTCTTTTAGAACATGATCTCTTAATTCGTCGATTTTAATCCAACGAAATATTATAGATTTTACAGAATCGAAATATTTATAACTCTGCCAATATCCATATAATATTATATTCATAGATTCTGGAATTTTGGGTAGTTCATTATAAAAAAATCCATTCTCTCTAATAGTTTTCCAAGAATATATTTCTTGATTTGTAGGATTATTTTTTTCGCCAGCAGTAAATGGTTTTAGACGAGAGAGTAATGATCCCCAATAGGTAGGCCTCTCAATACCCGTAGTAAGTGTTTCTGAAAAAGGAAATACGATTTTCATCTTTTCTTTTATACCATATGCAATAGTAGTAAATATTTGAAATAATTGGTTTCCTAGACCACCCATCAAATGTGAAGAAATCATCTCTAAAATATAATATTCATTCCAAATACTTTTTATATATTTTATGATTTATTCCATATAATTCATAAAATCTAATTCGTAATTCCAAAATTATTCTTCATAATCGATGATTTTGTCTGGCCCTGTTGTTTATCAGATTGTCTTTTTACTTTATACATACCACCGCTTTTTTGATTAGTTTGTTCTGTTGCAGTTCCATAAATATTTAAAATAAATTCTTCATTATCCTCGTGTAATTCTGGAAGAATACGCGTGAGTGGTTTATCTAAAACTAATAACATATGTGCGGAATTTAAGAGTTTTCTATATTCCTGAATTGTAAGAGAACCATAGAATTTATCTAAAAGATAATGTGGATCGGGAGCAGGTTTGATATTTTTCTTAAATCCATACACTTTACTATAAATACGATTTAAAAGATGATATCTCTCAAATTTCGTAGAATCGTCGAGAGATTCTTTCATTAAAAATCCGACCGCACATTCTGGTCGACAAAAAGAACCATATCCAGTAATATTCATTTCAAATTCTTGTTTTGGAATATAACATGGTGGTGAATCAAACTCATATGTACACCAAAAACATGCGGATTTTTTATCATTTAATGTATTTTTGAAGAACTGTATACGTAGATTTTTAAGTTTCATAGTAATATCTTTCATTAAAATAGTTGCATCATCGTTATAATTCGTATCATTCATCTGAGAACAACTCTTACACATATTAGAATCGTGTGATTGTGGTTGTGTTTGAGAATATGCAAAGTTTTTTGTATTATTTACGGATTCATATTTTGAAAAGGCAGTAGAAAAGGTAGAGTCTTTATCGAAATCGTTATAGGTCATAATTTCAGGTGGAGGCAGTGGTTTATAACTAAGTGGATCTGTAATTTGTGTATCGAATTGTGTATTATAATCAGATAAATCTGTATTGGAACATTTTAGATGTAAAATAATATTTGGAAGAGGGAGAACTTTATTTTCTTCATCTGAATAGTTAGGTATTAATTTACCACCTTTTGGTTTTCGGCCACGTTTTTTAGAGGGTTCTTTTATATCATTGGTTTCGTTTGATTCTTTTTCTTCAACTATTTCTATTTGAATATTTTCGTCTTCAGGTTGTTTCTTTGATTTTCTCGGTTTTTTCGTCTTGGGTTCTGACATATAACGAATAGACAAAAAATTATTTATATTGTTTTAGAAAAGTGATTTTTCTGTTTTTTGTGAATTTCAAAAACGCCTTTCTGTTTTTTGTGAATTTCAAAAACGCCTTTCTGTTTTTCCACATTTTTATCCAAGATAACACTTCCTACATAGAGGTTGATAATTATCTGACCCAACTACAACTTGATGTTCTTCATTCGATATTCTGTTTGAGAATACTCCTGGTGTACCATCTCTACACTGTGCACATAGAGAAGTGAGTTTTTCAACAGAATCGCAATAAGGAACCAAAGATAAAATCTCTCCAAAAGGATTACGTTTAAAATCACCATCGAGGCCACAAATAACAACATGTTTATTCATTTTTTCTACCATTTCCAAAACAATTTGTTTTAGATCTGTGAAAAATTGTGCTTCATTTACAAGGATTGTATCGGATTCTCTTAGCTGATTATAAAAAGGGGAATTTGGATTGAGCCATGCCTCTTTTACATCGGAAATAAAAAGGCAGGGGATCATCAATTTATCATGCGTAGATAGCATTGTATCAGTATATCGTGTATCGGACGAGTGGTTTATCACGGCAATTTTCTTTCCAATATAGGAATGTGTTTTATAGATTTGTATAAGCCTGCTTGTTTTTCCAGAAAACATGGGTCCAAGAATAATTCCAAGATATCCTGATTTTTCGGTCGACATTCGAAAAAGTATTAGTAATATAATTATAATTCATAAATTATTTATATATTTATTATCAATTTTATATTGATTAGTAAAAAAATGCTAATTATATTTTTAGCACTGTCCCTATAACTACCTACTACCTACTACCTAGTACCTAACTACCTAATTATTTGTTTTGTGATGCTTCGTAAGCAGCAACGCGCGCTTTTTTAGAATCTCTTTCTTTCATGTCTCTTTCAAATGCACGATACCATTGGTCCCCTTCGGCTTGGAATTCTGCTTCATCTTGGTCCAAACGATCCCATTTTTCATAAAGACGAAGTTGGCGCTTTTCATAGATATACGCATTTTTTTCCGAAGGATTCATTCCTTTCGTTTCAATCTGCATTCTGAAATTGAAACTAGCATCTTCGTGTTCTTCTTTATTACTGCGCTCTTCTAATTCTTTATGTAATTGAGCAGATTCTTGTCTACTTAAATAGTCCTGGCGTTCATCTTCCATTTCCCACTCTAAACGCAATTTGTACGCAGTTTTACAGTCATCATCTGTTCCATCGACATCATTTTCCCAGCCGTAGCCATATTTCTTCTTCATCTCTTCGACATGAGCTTCCTCTTTTTTTTGTTTTTCGGCTTCTTCTTCTGCCTTCTTTTCTTCGCGTCTTCTACAGCGCTCCTCGTAGGCTAGTCTCTGTCGTTCGGATTCTTTCTCTCTTCTGATCTTATCCACAGAGAGTTCTTCATTGACATATTCGATTGCCTGAGCAATATATGCAGCAGATGTCGTATCCAGTGGTTTTCCATCGAGCCTAGGAAATTGTTTAGTAACTAATTCAGTATATCTACGTACCTTTTTCCAATCGGGCATCTCAGGATGTAGTCCTGGGATATACGGTTGTTGGGAACTCTTAATAACACGTTGCATTTTCTTATACTATTCAGTTGGTTGGTGAATTTGTAAAGTCGGTATATTTATAAAAAAGATTTCAATTTTTTAAGGGAACTTTCTGATTCCATTTTTGTTTTATTATTTATTATTTTTACTATTTTTACTATTTTACTTATACTAAAATGAAATAAATAGTATTGTATTATTCTCTCAATAATGTCAGAAAAATCATCGTCCTCCATACCTTGGAAAAATTCGAGTCCTTCCGAATCATCCATACCTTGGAAAAATTCGAGTCCTTCCGAATCATCCATACCTTGGAAAAATTCGAGTCCTTCCGAATCATCCATACCTTGGGTAGAAAAATACAGGCCCTCAAATTTCGAAGATATTGTTTTAGACGATATAAATCGCCAGATTTTCCAAAATATTATCAATGAGAGATCAAAGAATTATTTCCCAAACTTGATATTCTATGGACCTCCAGGAACAGGAAAAACCACCACTATTATTAATCTTATAAACGCATATCAGCAAAAATATAATGAAGTAAGCCGCGGTACGATTATACATTTAAATGCATCAGATGAGAGAGGTATTGATATAATCCGAAACCAGATTTATCAATTTGTACGTACGAATAATTTATTCGATGCAGGTCTAAAATTCGTCATTTTAGACGAGGTAGATTATATGACGAAAAATGCCCAACAAGCACTTAAATATCTTCTGCAAACTTGTGGGCAGAATGTGAGATTTTGCCTTATTTGTAACTATATTTCCAAAGTTGACGAATCTCTCAAAAACGAATTTATATCGATCCGTTTTAATCAATTACCTACCGAATATATACATTCTTTTCTAAAAAAAGTATCCGATTCTGAGAAACTACATCTATCGACATCGGTAATTTCTAAAATACAACAGCTCTATCAATCGGATATTCGCAGTATGATAAATTTCATACAATTACATGAAACAATTAATGATTGGGAGAATATTATTATTACAGATGAAATATATGAAGAAATACATTTAATGATTCAGAAAAAAACATCGGTAAATGATATTATACAAAATATCATTAAAATTAGTCAGCAATATAATACAGATAAATTAACCATTATTATTGGATATTCGCAATATATAATAAAAAAGAATCCCGAATTAATTACACCTGATTATTTAAATATTATTGAAACTGTAATACATATAAAAGATACCAATATTCATCAACGACTCATCTATTATTTTCATTCTGTAACAAATTTATTCTGTAATAAATGATAAAATTGAACTTACTTAAAGAAACCAAGCTAAATAATATAATTAATAGAAATAAATAATATAAAGACAAACTAATAGATGACGAACACTATTGATGATGAATGGAAAACATTTTTATATTCTCAGCATAAAGAATCGGAAACGGGTATACAAGAAATACGAGAGAATACGGTATCTCAATTAACGGATCATTCGGATATTGATTTACCCGAATGCGACGAATTATATATTTCTACAAAAACAAAGGTCCTATATTTAAATCAACCGATTGATATTCATCGTATCTTTTGGCTTATTCCAATAACAGAATATTGGAATCCGAGAGAATCTGTTATAAAAAAACAGATGAAAATAGTGAGTAAAAGTCGCGAAGAATATGAAGAATATCGCGATAGATTATCGACAATACCATATTATTCCGAACATATTATAAAACAAATCGACAATCCAATGGCGAGGCGGATTAAATTTAAAGACGAGAGAAAAATAACAATTGGTATGTCTAAGAAAGATATTATGAATTGTAGAGGAAAAGTGAAAAACGCTTTTTATAATTGTTTTGCAATAATCGTGCGTTTCCAAGAGGATGGTGCTGAAACATATGATCATAATAATGATATAGAGAAGAAAGAATTCAAAGAAATTCATATTAAAATATTTAATACAGGTAAATTAGAAATCCCAGGAATTTTAAATGCAAATTTGTTAGATACTGTAAAACGTATGATTTTAGATATTTTACAACCATATATTGAAACACCCATATTATTTATGGAGTGCGATAAAGAAGAGAATGTCCTTATTAACTCTAATTTTAATTGTGGATTTTATATTCATCGTGAGAGATTATATACATTATTACGAAGTGATAAATATGGTATTGAATCCGCTTATGATCCATGCAGTTATCCTGGTGTGAAATGTAAATTTTATTATAATCATTCTTTGCCCGAAAATGGCCAAAAAGGACAAATATTAGTAGAAGATCGAAAAATGAAAATGAGTGAACTCATTGATTCTAAAAAATATAGCGAAATATCGTTTATGATATTCCGTACAGGAAGTGTTCTTATTGTAGGGAATTGTAGTGAAACAATTCTACGTATCGTTTTCGATTTTATAAAAATGGTTTTATCAAATGAATATTTGAATATTCGAGTATTAAGCGATATTCATTCGGTAAAAGAAAAGAAGACAAAAATTCGCAAGAAGGCAATAATGCTTTCTACCGATTATTATAATAAAATATCTGGAAAATAACGAAAAATAGTATTTAGGAAAACTTAGGAATATTTGTTCGGAATAATTTAGAATAACAGCGCGTTTAAAAAACATTTTTTTTTCGACTATACTCTATTTTATAAAATTCATCAAATAAGTATTTAAAGCAGAATTTAAATATATTTTATATTTATTACAAGATAAATGAGCGCTACTCCTCAACCTCAAACTCCGCCATTAAATTACCGACTACCATCAGATACTACACTACAACATGCTGCAAAACTAGGTATTGTTGAAGATAAACCGATTCTTTTAGATTATTGGACTCACTCGTTAGATAAAAAGGTCCTTATTGGCGTTAAAGATAATAAGGAAAAGTTATTAGTAAAATCCGAAGAGGAATATACTAGTCCTGTTGCAAAGATTTTCAAGACTGCACAAGAATATATTATTATGACCGAAAATTCGATTTATATTGTAGATGCGGGTATTCCAAGTAAGCGTATCACATAAAAAAATAATATTACTATACAAATTAACTCTTTAGTTAGAATTTATCCATATATTGGATAAATTATAATACTTCGCTTACACATTTTATTCTTTCAATCGTCAGAATTATTTTCCTCCCTTCGTAGAATTAATATTTTTATAATAATTCGGCCAATGAACCAATCGTTTCTGGCGAATATCTATCTGGGAATTCAATCGTAAATTCGATAATAAGATTTCCAGAATTTCCATCACGTATCATACCTAGATTTGGTACAGTTTTCTTATAGTTCGGTTTAATAACAGTCGGATTTGTATTATTATTTATAGATAGTGTTTTTCCATTAATATGATAAATCGAAATATTAAATCCACAAATAGCCTCTTTTAGACTAATATATACTTGATAATATAAATCATTTCCTACTCTCTTAAAACTATCATGATTTATTATTTCAAAACAAATACGTACATCTCCACGTGTCGATTCATTAATAGAATGGCCATGATTTTCTAAAACTATTACTTCGCCGTCATTTACTCCTTGCGGTATAGTAATATTAATATTAATAATTTCAGTAGAACGAATATTATTCATGATGGTTTGTCTCTCAATCGTAACTGGATGACTCCCTCCAAAATAGGATTTTTCTAATGTAATTTTTATATTTGTTTCAATAGGCGGGGGTCTATGAATATGTTGGAAAAATTGAGCGAATGGATCATCACCTGGAAATACTCCCGGAAATCCAGCTCCCATATGCATTCCTCCCATATTCATTCCTCCCATATGCATTCCTCCCATATTCATTCCTCCCATATTCATAGGACGCCCATTATGGACAATACGAATATTCGGGCCTCCTCCCATATTAAACGCCATTCCAGGAAATCCACCACCAAACATTTGATTAATAATATTATGAATATCTTGTTCTTGTTCTTGTTGTTGAAATGACCCTTCTCCATGCTGTAAATCAAAATCATATTGTTTACGTTTTTCAGGGTCGGATAAAATATCATTCGCATTACTAATCTCTTGAAAACGATTTATCGATTCTTGTGAATTCCCATTTCTATCAGGGTGATATTTTAAAGATAATTGCCGATATGCCTTTTTAATATCAGATTCAGATGCATTTTTTTCAACTCCTAAAATTTCATATTGAGTTTTCGTCATTTTACAATATAAAGGATTCATATAATCTTTTTATTATTGTTTTTTTCTTTATTATAAACTATATAAAATAAAATAAACATTTTTTATTTTATAAATAAATGGAAAGTTATCAATTATATTCGTTATTTTCTATATGCGGATTCTTTACAGCATTTTTCCTTTTTAGAAAACCGAAAGAAAAATACGAGAAAAATGAGAAAAATCAAAAGGAAACTCCCGATTTATTATCTAAAATAAATGAATTAGAAATAAAATCTTCGATGAATAGTATAGATATTCATAAATTATATATAGAAAACAACGAATTGAGAAATAAATTACATTCTATTTATTCGAATGATTTGAATGAAAATATAAATTATTATAAAAATATAGTATCTATCTATGAAAAAATCGAATATATGCAAAAATATATGTTGAATCGAGTGAATTTATAGATTGTTTTATTGGATTTTTTTTTGCAAAATATATTGGTTGGCTTCCTAAATGATGATATGCTAATATATATTCTTCTTTAATCGAAAAATCTAATTGGATATCATATTTTATCAATGTTGCTATAAGTGATTTACTATATCCATCATGAGATTTATCACTGTGTTCTCTTAATTATAAAATAATATATTGAGTTGGTTTAGAAATAATATCACCAATTTTGAAACTGTTCATTTTATTAGATACAAATATATAAAAAACATAAAAAACATAAAAACAAACTAGTTGTATCAATTTTATTGATAGTAAAATTGATATCCTTTTTCTCTCAAATATCTGTTTTACAAATATCCCAAATGTCTATTTCAGAAGTATCCTCCCAAACAACACTTTTAACAGCGAGTTATATTGGATCGGATTTTTCCAATACTACACGATCATTGACGGAACATTATCGAGAGAAATATAAGGATAGAAATTCAATATACGAGGATTGGTTAAAAACCGCAAGGTCTTCCATAAAATCTATGACGAAAGAAATAGATTCGAAAATCAACGAAATAAAGGCACAGCAAAAAACATCTGCCGAATTATATGCGGATATTATTGAATCGGATAGGTTATTCCAAACATCAATGAACTGTGTAAGACACCCAAAAAAACGTAAGATATCAGAGATAGAAGAATAAATGAAATCCTACATATAGAGGTTACATAAGGTATTAACTCTTTACAAGAATAACTCCTGTGCTTATAGTAATTCGTTTTTAGTTATTTCATAATAATACCAAGCGTAGTAGGTTATAAATTGCTCTCCATATAATAACATAGTATTCATCTCTACACTTATCATTACATAGTAGTATTGGTTAATAAATTAGTTAGAATTTATTCATATTATGGGTAAATTTTAACACTTCAAAATATTATTCTTCAGTACGTAATAAATATGCGATTAGAAGGTTTAATAATACTATTTATACTGCATATGCATATAAATATATGTTTCGTTTGTTCATTTGGTATTATTAGATTCGTGTAAATAATTCTGGGTGTTTACTGCTTATAAATTCCATCAACTCGCTTCGGTCTTTTATTTTATAAGCAATTGAAAAATAACGGGTCATCCATTCTTGTATATCAATTTCTCTTTCATCACTAGTATCAATTTCACTGAATAATCTGATATTATCTTGATTTTGAGCGGAACCCTGTCCTGTAAACGGTACAAATCCTATAAGTTCGGTTATAGCTTTCTTTTCTTCAGGGTCTAGGTCTTTATTCTTATCTTGCATTTTCATGGCTATTTCTCCAATTGTTATTACTCTGTCATTGTTTTTGTCTAATTTAACAAATAATTCTAAAACAGTTATTTCTTCCATATTCATAGGCTCGAAGTTTGAAACAAATTTATGAAAAAATTCTACACTTTCTAATTTTGTCTTTTCTAATAACGCAAGAGATTCAACTCTCAATTTTTGAATTTCGACTTGTGCTTGTGCTCGTTCTGCTTCTGCTTCTGGTGCTGCTTGTCCTTGTCCTTGTCCTTGTGCTGCTTCTGCTGCTGGTGCTGCTTGTCCTTGTCCTTGTCCTTGTCCTTGTCCTTGTCCTTGTCCTTGTGCAGCTTCTGCTGCTGGTGCTGCTTCGTCTATATATTCTGCTTGTTCTTGTCCTTGTGCTGGTGCTGGTGCTTGTCCTTGTGCTTCTGCGTAACCTACACCCATACTAACGTCAGCCGTATGAATTATAGGTTTTTTAGATTTTTTCTTCATATTACCTCTTCTAGTTAAAGTATTCTTCCACATTGTTCCTACTTTATGATCCCCTTTAATAGTATTTCTAATATCATTTTTACCATATTTAGGTTTAAATAATTTACTAAACCTATATTTAGCTGCAGCTTTAGATGCAGCTTTAGCTTGAGCTTGAGCAGCTTTAGCTGTAGCTTGAGCAATATCGTTTGAGAGCATATTAAGACGGAGTTTAACTTTTTCGAGTATTTTTGGCCATCTACGAACTTGTAAACAATCGAAATAATCTGTTTCGTCGATTTTTTTATTTTGGTATAATTGTTTGATAAATTTGTTTTCGTCGTCAATCTCGTCATTGGCAGATTCTACAGCACGATCGATAGTATATAAAGCACCTTTATTACCTTGATGGGCATCCAGTAATTCATTATATTCTGCTTCAGCAGCTTTATTTTCTTCTGTACTAGGTTCGGGTTCTTTAGATATAACCCTCAACCTTCGCTCTTCGTAAGCATTCGCCTTTTTAAGACTAGCCACTTTACGTTGAGTTGTTTTAACTACTTCCTTCGCTTTTGCAACATTTATTTCTCGAGTTCTATATGCATGAGGGTAACGAGATGGGTCTAATCGTTGAAGATGTCTCTCAGACGAGTACAAATCATCTAACGCTGCATTGAGCTTGGCGTATTCTGGTATTTTATCAGAATAAAACTCACTATATAAAGGTTTTCTATATGAAGGTTCTCTATAATAAGAAGACCCTCCATATTTCAATAATTGTTGATATCCCTTTTTCATAGTAGATCTATGTTTACTACGTCTTGTTTTATTTTTTTTAATATTTCTAGTTTTAGCCATTATATACAATATTGCTATATTTTAATTCTTTACTCGTATTTTCCTAAATATTTTAGAGAGATTCTTTATTTATAATAAAAAATATACTATTAAAATATCTTATAAAACATAAATATACATAAAAAAATCGCGATAAAAAATACAAGATGCAATCTATAAAACAAGAAACATTTATCTCAAAATATAAACCCTATTTTTTACACGAGTTTTCATTGGATCCAGCAATGAATCAGATTTTAAGAACCCTCTTTGAAATCGACGATTTAAATACACTTTTTATCGGAGGTAGCGGTACTGGTAAAACATCCCTCCTATATGCAATTATACGTGAATATTATGGTCTGTCTAAAACAGATATAATACCAGAAACCAATATTTTATTCGTTAATACGATAAAAGAACAAGGAATCCAATATTTTAGAAATGAAATGAAGACGTTTTGTCAGTCAAAATGCAGTATATATGGTAAGAAAAAGATGATTATTATTGACGATATTGATATGGTGAATGAACAGAGTCAGCAGGTATTCCGAAATTATATTGATAAATATAGCCAAAACATACATTTTATATCAGTATGTACAAATATTCAGAAAGTCATTGAATCCATTCAAAGTCGTGTTCATATATTAAAAATACAACCACCGAATAAAATGGATTTAGAAGTTACCATGAATTATATTATTGAGAGAGAGAATATAAAAATCGATGAAAAAATGAGAAATTATTTAATGACTATTTCGGGATATTCTATCCGATCATTAATTAATTATTTGGAAAAAATATATATTTATGGCGAAAATATTGATTATGATTTATGTGTGAAAATGTGTTCATCTATTTCGGATTCTGTCTTTGAAGAATATATTAGTCAATTAAAAGAAAAAAATCTTAAAGGGGCAATTGAACTCATATATAGTATTTCGGAAAATGGATATTCCGTAATTGATATTTTGGATTTTTTCTTTTTATTTATCAAACAAACTGAAATATTAGATGAAGAAATTAAATATCGGATTATTCCGTTTTTATGTAAATATATTACTGCATTTCATAAAATACACGAGGATACCATCGAATTAGCACTATTTACGAATAATTTATTAGGAATAATATATCAATAAGGAGTTAACTCTTTCTTCTAATAGCATGTATACTGTGTAAGCACACTATACATGAATTAATTTCATCACTTAGTAGCAGTCTGTAAAGTAAAGGGTTAACAATTTATAAAGGTATATATATAAAATCAATAATAAAATTATAACTATAATATAAACACTTTATTTTGTTATATTATGTTAAAACAAATTTTTAAAAATGATATTCCTATTAAAATTCTTTTTGATTTATTAGAAAAAATATGTTTAAAAACAGATAAATATTATTTAGTAGATAATAATGCTTTTAAAAAAATGTTGTTTCATGGCTATCATACTGATTTTTTAAATAAAATAATAAATTATTATCATAGTTCGAAAAGATATTATGCAGAACGCGAATTAACATATAATTCATTTACTACTATTATTCGACAGATTAGTAAAAATAATATGATACAATTCACCTCTCAAATAAAATATAACTCTTCGAAATATACTATTGAATATTTACTATTTTTTTGATTTTTTTATTTTTGTTGACAAATAAACGGATATGATTTATTCTTATTTGCATCTTGTATATATCCACATAAAAATTTATTATTATTTGTTGCACTTCTTAAGTATAAATTCGTATTTGGATCTTGTACATTATAAATAGATATAATATCACTTATTATACTATTCGCGCTAGTACTATCAGCAAACAATCCAAATACAATAGTAAATAAATCATTTATTATAAAATTATTATAAGAAATAGCAACAGTTTTTTCTTTATTATACAAGTTTATATTGTAATTATTACTGCTAGTATTATAGGATAAATCTATATATTTTATACTACTCTTATCAAAATCGGTATTTATAGTTTTGTTATAAATCATATAATTAATCAATATTATTTCAAATTTATTTAAAGTTGTTGATTGTTTATCAATATTTATAGTTAATTCGAGATTATATTTTGGGCTAGTAGTAGTGACCGAAGAATCGTTTATAAATGTAATTGTTAATTGACCACTATTATTATTCTTAGTAGAAATAGAATTATATTTTATATTAATATTAGTAATATCAGGTTTTGGTATACCATTCGTTATTTTAGAGGTAAAACTATCATTGAAATATTTTAAACAATCAGTCAATGAACCAGATTTATTCAAATAACATAGAATTCGTTTTGAAGTATTATTACTCTGATACCAATAATTTTTAGTATTAGAATTAATAAAGTATAAAACATTACTACAGTCAATATTATATGGTCTATTATCATTAAAAATATTTTTTATTATATTCGAATCGTAATTATTTTGTAAAAAAAAGATTGGATAAAACTTAGGACTAGTAGAGTTATAAAAATAAAAATCACTAGTAGAAATTGTTGAAGTATTCGAACCAGATGTTTTACATGATGTGATTGGAGTATACGAGTTAGTAGATAGTACTAATGTCGAACTTGCGGTTGTTGTCGCACCTTCAATAATATGTGGTTTAAATATTTTTATAAATAGAATGATTAAAAAAATTATTATTATTAATAATCCAATAAATATCTGTTTAAAAAATTTCATTTATATATTATTTTAAGATATAATTATTATACGTATTTGTAAAAATAAAATATAGGAATACCTTATATTTTATTCATAATATATAAGAAGATGTTTGATTCTAAAAATATGAACCATTATATTATTGCCCTTGTTATTATTGGAATCGCTAGTTACTTTGGTAATCAACTAAAGGAACGTTTAGACACTACAGAACAAGATGAATATGAAATGATTAAAAAATACCTACTGAATGATTCACCTCTTTATGGATATAGTAAACCTAAAATTTGGATTCATTCAAAGTATGAAGTCAATGCACGCTCTTGGACAAGTGGACAGGGTCTAAACACAACCGATCTAAATCAACCATATCTTCATACAACTATTCAAAGTATTATTAATCAATGTGGTGACGATTTCCATATTTGTTTAATTGATGACGCTACCTTTAGTAAATTAATTCCCTCATGGGAAATCGATTTACCAAATATTGCTGAACCATTTCGTTCTCAGTACAGAGAGATTGGTCTTTTAGAACTCGTCTATTACTATGGTGGAATCGTAGTACCAAATTCATTCCTCTGCCTAAAGTCTCTCAAATCCATATACGACTCTAATATATCTAATCCATTCATTTTTGAAAAGATCAATCGGTCTATAAATATTGTCGCGAATTCTACCATCGGTAAACGATTATTTATGCCCGATATTGGATTTATCGGGTCGAAAAAAAACGACCCGACTATTTTAGAACTAGTAAAAAATCTAAAAATCCGATCGCAAAATCCACATTTCACAAATGAACATGAATTTTTAGGAGATACTGATATAGTAGCGCTTTCACTTATTGATCAAAATAAAATATCTCTCATTGGTGGTGAATTAATTGGTATTAAATCTAAAAAATCAAAGCCAATACGTATCGAAGAATTATTAGAAGAAGCGCCTTTAGAAATAGATGATTCTAAAATATATGGTATCTATATTCCAAGCGATGAGATTCTTAGAAGACCGAAATATGAATGGTTTGCAGTTATAGAAACCGACTATTTATTAAATACGAATTTAGCGATTGCGAAATATATGAAAAAAGCCTTATCTACAAATGAATTCTATCAGAAATCTACAGAAGTTAAATCCGTCATTGCGATATAAATGGTTTTTATTGCGTATATTGTATGATAAAATCACTAGGACACATATAACGTAACATATGCCTATTCGCATATAAATTTCCACGGGATTCACCGATATAATCGGTCTGAGTATTCATTACATAATAACATGGTAAAGGAATATATTTTGGAAGTGTATT